TTGTGATTCGGTTGATAGCATCCTGTAAGTCTGCTTTGTCTGACAATAACTTGTTATCCAAGTCAGTGTAATACATTTTAACTTTTTGTATGTTTTGTGCAGCAACTAATGCAGCAGTACCCTTTTGAATCTTATCAACTTGGCCTTGTTGTAATGCATCTTGTTGTTTCAATAATCCAATCTGTGATCCTAAGTTTTTAATCTTAGTACCTGCTTCTGGACCACCTAACTTCTCAGCGTTGCTAATTTCAATTTGCAGCATCTTGATCTGACCCATAATACGTTCATGTTCCGAACGCTTCTTAGTTTCAGCATCAAAAGCAGCAAGCATAGATGTTGCGTTAACATTACCTTCAGAAGTTAATTGCTTTTCTAAATCTAAACGCTTAACTGCACGGTTATTGACCTCACTCATTGCACTTATCTGATTGCGTAACCCTTGCAATGCAGGTGCATTGATGTCTACTTCCTTAGCAGCAATAACTGGTGTACTACCTTCAGCAGGCTTTCCTTCTTCTTTAGTCTTAGCAATTTTAGCATTCAACTCATCTAATTGTGAGTTTGTAGTGCCAATAAGATCACTAATCCAGTTTGCACCAGACTGATCACCTGTATCACTAAACATTCCGTGCTCTTTACCGAATGTTGCTTGATACACTGCATACCAGGATGTAACGGCTGCGGTTATAGCACCAATTGGACCTAATGCGGCGGCAGTAGATGTCATTAAGCCCTTCATAGCACCACTTAAAGTCCAGGTGGCGGCAGTTGCAATACCTTCACCACCAGCCAATACAACTGCGGAACCAACAAGGATACCTTCAGCGGCTGCAACTTCAGCAGTAGTTGCGGCCAATGCTGCTTGTGCAATGGTTAGACGCCAGGTAGTTGTTTGTAATACGTTTTGTGCTGCGGCTAACTCTGCTCCAGCAACACCTTCAGAAATAGTTGCTTGTGCTGCGGCAATAGATGCTTGCATACTTGCAACTTTAGCAGCAAGACCTGCTTGACGCACAGTAGCATTAGCAGCCATACTCGCAGTATTAGCAGCATTGGCTTGTGTTTCAGCATTAGTACCAGCCGCGGCAGCGGCAGTTGCACCAAACAAACCTGTAAATGCAGTTTTCATTGCATTCAATGTAACCATAACTGATCCAGCAGCAATACCAGCCATCGCAACTGCTAATATTTTAGCCTTAGTTGCGCCAGCAGTCATTTGATCACCACCAACACCCAATGCACCACCAAAATCTAATATAGGTTTTAGCAATAGTACAAATTGATCCTTGACTTGCTGTGTTGCAACTTCAAGACGATCCATAACTACTTTAGCAGCCTCAACTGCTGAAGCAGTACCAACAGATGCACCCTTGAATGTATCTAAGTCTCCAGCAAGACCTTGTAAGCCAGTCTTAAGACCACCCTTACCAAGTATTTCCATTGTCATGGATGCACGTTTAGCGTGATCATCCATAGCAGCAAGGCCCTTAACTGCTTTAGTGAATGCTTCTTCTAATGTATGAGTACGTAAGTACTCGTTAGTTAGTCCCAATGCATTTAGAGAGTCGCGTGTCTTTAAGTTACCCTCAGCAGCATTTTGTGCTGCAAGGTTTAACTTCTGCATCATGTTAGCCATGTCTTCTGCAGAGCGACCAGACGCTAAACCAGCAAGACGGAAATCCATCATTGCTTGAGTGGATACACCAACCATGTCTGCTAAGTCACCAATGACCGCAGTTGATTCCATTGCACCTTTAACAAACTCAATCATCTCGCCGCCAACTAATATAGCAGCAAGACCTTCCATACGTGACTTAAGTTGCTCAGCAGACTCAGCCATGTGGTCAAGGGCTTCCTTACCATCCTTACCAGCCCCATGTAACGATGAACCTAACTTGGTTGCAGCGGTAGTTGCAGCAGCAATCTTACTTGAGTATTGACTATCGTCTAAGATCAGCGAGGCGGTTATATCTGACATTACTTCTTCCCTATTCTATTGATATACTGATTGACTAATCGTGTTAGTTCTTTTAATGCAGGCTCAGTCATACCTTTTGGTGCTTGCTTACTATATCCATCATCTAGTTTGCCAGCATAGGAATAGTTAGCGTCAATTGTACTGTCGTTTAGCGATGTAGAACGACGAGCATTACCTGTCTTGATAGGTGTAGTCTTAACAAAGAAATCGAATGCAGGTCTCATAACCTCACGCTTGAGTGCCTGAGCATTCTTAAACTTTTGGTTTAATCCTGACATGTCGAAGTTTACACTCATTTCTTTTTCACCTTATCCATTAATGCTTTCATTTGGTCTATACTTAACTTAGGAGGAGGAGGACGACCATTGTCCTGAATATACTTTTGATACTGTATAAAACTATCCGTAATATCCATAATCTTAAAGTCTAACGTAGTTGCTTGCCCTAGCACTTGAGATGGTAGCATTCCATAACGCTGACCCATCTTATCCAATACTAGAGCAACACCTACAGTAGGCGACTCTGGACTTAACTCTCCCCCTGTAACTTTCCCATTTCTTCTGTCAACTTGGTCACTGCCTTAAACAATAGACCGATATTCTTTGGTTGTGCTAGTCCAACAATAATTTGCTTACCATCCTTATCAAGAATTACATCCTTGAGAATATCAATAGTAGTCTTCAAGTCAAATGTCTCACGCATTTGAAACTTCAAGAAAGTCTCGATAGGCATTGGTAGTAGTGTATAGAATGTCATGGGCTCGCCATACTTCTTTACAGTGTCCTCGTCGTCTAATACAACGGGTGTTAGTGTTGGGGTAACAATTAAATCGCTTAGTTCCATCTTTATATCTCCTGTTAAACTTTGTGTTTGTTGCGCAACTCATTGATGAGTACTAACGCAAACGCTAATCTGCTTTGCACCTTAGCAATGTCTTGCTGTGCACATTTAATCTCGTTACTTGACTTGGCTACTTCTGCCATCAATGAATCAAGCAACTCTTTATCTGACTTCTTATCTAATATTTCCATCTGTAAACCTCTTCAATCTATAGTATTTATATAAGAAGAAAGGGGCCATAGCAACTGCTATTCCCCTTTCACTTCAGGTCCTAAGGTAGTAGGATTCTATTAACCACCAATAACGATGTCGCCAGCAGTAACAACGAAGTCACCGTCTACAACTAACGTCAATGGAGTTGTCCATACTGGCTGATCGGCAGAGATCGTTGGGGCCAATTGTGTGATGTAGCCAACGCCAGAGATTGTGTCTCCTGCGCCAGTTGTGCTGTCACCGTCCATACGAACTTTGAACGCTAACTTGGTCTTAGCCGACTGAACGCCTAAGATACCAATTTGCTTCAATGAGCCAGAAGTAGCAGTAGTGTTGCCGAAGAATGCGTCACGGTCAACTACGATGTCAGTAACTAAACTGTTTGTAGAGACTGTGGCAACAACCTTCTTAGCACGGCTGTCTAATTGCGACCATTCAAACGTGCCATTGCTGGTGTTGACGGTTAACTTTTGGATTGCTGGAACAGAGATGCTGCCAGCGGTTAGGGCGATGTTACCAGTCAATGTCGAAGCGGATGCAAGATCCAATTCAACAATAACTTGTTGGTGTGCTACGCCTGGTGTTGGGTTAATGTAAGACATTATATATTTTCCTTATGGTATGATTTGTAATTGTGTAAGGCTAAAGATAACGCGATAGCACTCACTGTTCTTCCTGTATAACTGCTCTATCGTAAACTCTCTTTTGAAGTAACCTACGAATATTGGACTGTCTATTAAATCAGTAATAGTGTTAAGAAACTCATCTGTATGAATATTTAACTGACCCTGAATCAAGTACAATTCCAACCTGTCTACTTTGTCGTATACACTGCCGCTTGTGCCCAATGCTAACGAGTTCTTTTGTCTACCTTCTGAGTAGAAACGTGCCACATACAAACCTTCTGATGTAGTTAACTCATCGGCAGGGAATTCTGTAAACACCTCTAAGTCTTGAGACTTAGCAACGAGTGCATCGTTAATTGTTGCAACAATATCGGCAGAAGTAACTAAAGGCATTAGAAGTATCTCCTATCTTCGGCATAGTAGTTGACATCCATGTCATTACTTTCCTCGATCTTAGAAATAACACCATCATTGTTCACATCATAAAAATGTTGTGCTTGCATGATATCATTCCACTTGTTTTGGAAACGCTCATTAGCGACTTTGTAGTTATATTGATCCTTCTCATTAATGTTAGCATTGTCCGTAATGATAGATTCATAGAACTTCTCAATTACTTTATATGTCTCGACTTCAATCAGCCATTGGTTAGTTTTCACTAACAACTCAGGCTTAAAGCCAGTCACTAGGTTGCCATTAATTGTTTGCCACAAAAGAGTTTTCGACGCCTTTGTAACAAACTGTGGCCACCAGGATTCTTCTAACACTAGCAATAGTTCAATAGATGCTTTGGGAAACATCGTGTTAACTAATACGTCGTCTTGATTACCTTTATATACTTGCTCCATACGACGATACGCAGCAGCATTGTAATACTGCACGTCAGACACACCAGCAGTGGACACTCGTAGATTTTGTGAAATCACTAAGTCCGGGGTTAAGAATGATGCTATCGCCATTTGTTTAGTTCCTTAAATAGGGAGAGCGAACCCTCCCTGTTCACATTAAGCACCGATATTGATTGCCATACCGCGAGCAGTAGAGCCAACACCAGCACCCATCAAACCAGTTCCAGTTAAGGAGTAGAATGCTGGGTTAGGCATTTCACGCAATTTCATGTTAAGACCAGCAACCATCACGGAGAAGATTGCACGTGGTCCAAATGCGCCACCAACAGGGATTGTTGCAGCAGCACCGCCATTTGTTGCACGAGATGCAGTCGACAAGAATGTCGAGAACTTGATAGTAGCGCCGTATAAGTTACGGATCATACCAGTGGATTGTAATTCTTGACCAGCAGCGGACAATGCGCCAACGCCAGTAGAACCAGAACCTACGTTTGCAGTTACAGTCAACTCACCAAGTAAGCGACTTTCTTCTGCGGGGCTCAATACGATCAATGGAGCACCAGGGTTACGTGCTAGACGCCACTTCTTGATGATCAACTGGATCAAGCCTGTTACGGAATGAGCAGTTACGGATGCGTCAGCAACAGTAGCACCAGAACCAACTAACTCAACAGCACCAATAGCGGATGTACGTGTGAAACCGTCACCGTATGTAGCGTGTGCATCTGTGTAAGATGTGTCGCCAGTTGTAGCCTTAAAGCCTTGGAATGCTGCAAGAGCACGTTGGTCAACCTTTTCAGCATAAGCCTTAGCCATGTCGTTACCCAGGCCAGATGCTAGGTCAAACGCAGCAACTTCGTCGAAGAACGAAGAGAAAGTTGTTTGTGCAAGCATAGGAGTTGCAGTAATAGATGTGCTTGTCAATGTTGGGTTCTGGCTCAATAGAGTCATACCATCACCTGTCGAATCGCTATAGTCACCGAACGATACTGGTGCCATTGCTGGCACGCGGTATGTTGTACCTTGTGCAGGTGTAACGATTTCAGTATCTTGAACGATACCAAGATTTTCGTGCAATACTTCGATAGCGAAGTTTGCGATTGTTTTCTCGAACGCCGATGCTTCGCCGTTGCTTCCGCCAATTACATAAGACATAATATTTCCTTTGTGTTAGTCTTTAATTTAATAACCTAAGGTCTTACGTCCCATAGTTACACCAAACTTGTTCTGACCTTTAACACCGATGCCATTTGCTGACTTCCATGCTTTCCAGCCCTCTGGGTCTGTTGCTGCATCGGGCATATCACCACCAGGACCTTGCACAGAGGAGCGAACTCCAAACTTTGTGCCAGTACCAGTGCGACTTTCCTCTGCCGCTAACTTTGGACGAGACTTTAGAATCTCTTGAGCAAGTTTGTCTAGCGTGTATGGATTGCCATTAGCATCCAACTTAACTTGACCATCCCCACCCTTAACATAGAAACTACCATCATTATCGAAAGCGATTTGCTGTTCAAAAAGGCTTGTTGCTAGATCTAGCATACTAGGATCGAACCCAGTCTTAACCGCAGCATCTTTAATCTGAGATTGCAGAGATGTTTTACGAACCGTTTGGTCCTTCTCCGCTAACTGAGATTGCATATTCTGCAGTTGCTTTTGCAATTCTTGAACTGTGCTCTCTAAACGATTACTTGTTTCTTTTACTTTTGGTTGTGCGTCACCAGCGTTAGTAGTATTACGTGCACTCAATAACTGTTCAACGAACGCAGCAGCATCTCGAGTGCTGCCAAATTGTTGTCCTGTTACCTTAGCAAGTACATCTAATACTCCCTTTTCACCTGCTTTGCGGATTGCTCCTAAATTAGGTGTGTTTTGCTGTGTATCGCCTTCAGCAGTTGCGTTTGTTTGACTAACGGTGTCACCGGTATCCATATCGGACATTTATTTTCCTTTTGAGTTTGAGGGGCACTCACCCCAGGTTTTGCTTACATTGTCATGTTGTTATTCATGTTACCACTTGCTAATCTCTTTTGGGAGACTGTAGTAGTTTCACTCATATCATCATCGTCAGTAAGACTTGTATCTTTATTTATGTCTAGTTTGACCTGCCCGACAAGTTGGAGATATTTAGCAACTTCATCAGGTGGAGCAATCATACGAATTACTTCCGCGTCAATTAAACCTTGCACAATAGGGTTTACAGACAATGCCTTTGCTTGTGCAAGCATAGACAATTTGTATTGTGTATCACGCGATTCATAGTCGCTATTGTATTCAACATCGCCCACCCACACGATATCCATCATGTAGCAAACTAGGTTGAGAATGTTCTCTTCAATCTTTTCTAAGCAACGTGCTCTTGTTTGAGCCTTCTTGTGCAATGCTTTACGTTCTTCAACGATAGAAACACCAGACTGAATAGTCTCTGCTACATTGCGTGTACCAGCACGACCAGTATAACCGTCGAACTGTGTGATAAGACCATTTTGTTGATTGCGAATTTGCTCTACATCCATTACAGGAATGGAGAACACTTCGATTGAGTCCTTAGGACCGCGAACAATACCACCGCCACCTGCAGGAACTTTAACACCACCGTCAGCACGGATGATAGGCTTGGAGAAGCGTATGGAGTCATACGCTTC